CAGATGGCGATGCAAAGAGGCTCGTGATCAATATGCCACCACGTCATACTAAATCTGAATTTGCTTCTTATTTATTCCCTGCTTGGTATGTTGGTAAGTATCCTAAGAAAAAAATTATGCAAGTATCTCACAACGCTGAACTTGCTTCGAGGTTCGGTAGCAAGGTTAGAAACTTAATGAACACCAAGGAGTATAAAGAGATATTTGGAAATGTTACACTACGTGAAGACAGTAAAGCAAAAGGCAGGTGGGAAACCAATCATGGTGGTGAATACTTTGCAGCGGGTGTTGGCGGTGCTATTACAGGACGAGGGGCCGATTTGCTTATTATAGATGATCCACATACGGAACAAGATTCCTTGTCCGATACAGCGATGGAACGTGCTTACGAGTGGTACAGTTCAGGACCCAGACAACGTTTACAACCCGGTGGCCGTATTCTTGTAGTCATGACTCGTTGGGCTACTGATGATCTTACAGGAAGGTTGGTTAAGGCACAAAGTGAAACTAAAGCAGATCAATGGAAAGTAATTTCTTTCCCTGCAATCATGCCAGATGATAAACCTGTATGGCCTGAGTATTGGTCTAAAGAAGATTTAGATTCTGTTAAAGCCTCAATATCCACAAAAAATTGGAACGCACAATACATGCAGGACCCAACCTCAGAAGAGGGTGCAATTATAAAAAGGGATTGGTGGCAGGACTACGATAAAGAACATTTACCAAAATTACTACATGTCATACAAAGTTATGATACTGCATTTTCTAAAAAAGAAACTGCCGACTATTCTGCTATTACTACCTGGGGTGTTTTTGAACCTGTAGAGGGTTATGAGAAAGCAATTATACTATTAGATGCTATGAAAGGTAGGTATGATTTTCCAGATTTAAAAAATGTTGCCTTAGAGCAATATCATTACTGGGAACCGGAAACCGTAATAATTGAAGCTAAAGCTTCGGG